GCCCTGTGGGGCGACAGGTTGTTTGCGACAGTGGGATGTTGCGGGATGATGCGGGAAGTGTTTGCAAGTGATTGATGGTATAGGGAAAGTATGCTGGCGCGAAGCAGTCGACTGAAGTGTCACTATTTGCGACAAAATGGCCGATTACGGCCCCTATGGCAGCGCCGCGCCATCTTATTGCGACACGCATGAGCCTGCATTTCAGCCGGTATTCAGGTCTCGTTCAATGCTCTGAAGATCGGCGGCATAGCGTTCACGGAGCATGGCGAGGCCGTCGCGATAGCGCTCATCATCGATGTCCGCCAGACGCTGGCGGTAGTGATTGGCGAGGAAGCGCAGGACGGCATGCTCAATCTCATCAGGCGATCCTGATGTGCGGACGACATCATTGTATGCGCGCACGAAGTAGCTGATAGGTATCGCCCATTCCTCCTTTAGGATACCGTGCTTTGTCATTGATTTGACAAGCATTTCATACAGCTCGTGCGAGATTCCTGACCCGGCGGACCCATCCCCAACTTCGGGCACTTCGTCCCCGTCGATGAGCCAGCAGACCGATACATCGGCCAGCTTGGCCAGTCTCATGAGGACGATCAAATCCGGCGTTCGATCTCCGGATTCATACCGGAGGATCGTGGAGCGACTGATCCCCAGTTTCCGTGCCATTGTCTCCGGAGACCACCCGAGACGCTGTTTCCTTATCTCTCTGATGCGCCCTCCGAGCTCCAATCGGACTCTTTCCAGTTCCTGTTTGGAACTGGAAAATCCATCATCTGCTCCTCTTTGCATTTTCCGGTTCGTCATAACTGGTTGATTCTTCTTATGTTAGTTGCGGCGATCCCTGTGCGTGACCGATGATCTTCCGCATGGAACTGGAAAATGATCCATATGGGGTTGCGTAGTGTTCCATACGGATATATATTTCAGTCATGATTGAAGCTGGCGTCATGACCAAGGACCCACAGACCAGCCATCAGGACTGGCACCCAGCCGATGTCGTCGCCGCACTGCATAAGGCGGGATGGACATTGCGCCGGCTCTCCAGGCATTACGGATACGCCAATGGGACGACGATCAGCGTCGCGCTACATCGGCGCTGGCCCAAGGGGCAGCGTCTGATAGCAGACGCGATCGGCGTGCCACCAGAGGAGATATGGCCGAGCCGTTACAGGAAGTCTAGCAGGCAACAGAAATGAGTGCTCTGGACCGAAAAACTGCTCAGGGAGGACCGGCGTGGTATAGCGCCTCCGAGCTATGTGGACTCCCCGGACTCCCGAGTACGCGGCAGGGCCTCCATTCGAGGGCCAGGGCAGAGAAATGGCGCCGCCGGCGCCGGAAGGGCCGTGGGGGGGGCCATGAATACCATATCTCCTCCCTCCCGGCGGTCACCAGAGACTATCTCCTGCGCCGGGCGGCGGCCGAGGCCGCCCAACAGGCGCAGTCTGCGCTCCCAGATCCCATAGAGGGGTGCGAGAGCATGGCTGAGATGACCGATGCACAGCGCCGCGTCATGCATGCACGCCTCGCGATCTGCAGCATGATCGATGAGATGGCCATTTCGCACGGCATCGGACGCGGCGCGGCCATTGCCGCCTTCATGGCCTCCGCGGCGGCCGGAGAGCTGCCGGATAGCACCATGCAGACACTGCGCACGGCCCGTGCACGCCATGGGCATGGGCGGCTCGTGGATCGGGCCACCATCTATCGATGGTTCAGACGTCGCGACGCCATTGGGGTGGCCGCGCTGGCGCCGTCCAGGAGAGCTCGACAGCGTCATCCAGCATGGCTGCCGCGGCTCCTCACGCTATATCAGAGCCCGAGCAAGCCCAGCGTGGCGCAATGCATCCAGCAATGGCGGCGGCGCTGGCCGAATGATCCCCCACCACCCTTGCGCACAGCGCAACGGCATATCGCGCAGCTACCGGAAGAGATCCGGCAGTACGGGCGTATGGGGCGCAATGCACGTCGGGCCATACAGCCCTTCGTCCGCCGCACTACAGATGGCCTCTGGCCCATGGATGTGGTGACCGTAGACGGCCATCTATTCAAGGCCTATGTCCGCCATCCATGGACCGGGCGGAGATTCCGCCCAGAGCTCACCACCTATTTAGATATCGCAACGAGGCGTGTCGTCGGGTTCTCTGCCTGGCTCTCCGAGAGCCAGTATTCGATCTGGATCGCATTGCGCGAAATGGTCTTGGACCCACGTCAGGGCGTCCCTGCAGTGCAGTATTCCGACAACGGCGCCTATCGCGGAGAGCAGCACCGATCGACGCTCCATCGCATCGGAACAACCCTCATGTACAGCCAGGCCTATCGGGCTCAGGCACGGGGTGTGATCGAGAGATTCAATAGCTCCGTGTGGGTGCCGCTCGCGCGCGAGATGCCCACCTATTGTGGCCAGGACATGGACAAAGAGGCGCTGCGTCGTGCGCTGCGGCGCGCCGATCGCGAGAGCGACAACCTGGCGGACTGGAACGAGTTCCTGGACGCATGCCGCCGCGCGATCGCCGAATACCATGCCAGACCCCATCGCGCCCTCGGTGGGCGCAGTCCGGATCAGGCCTGGGCGGATGCACTCGCAGACGGTTGGGAGCCCACCGTGCTGGAGGACGATGATCTACACGATCTCCTCCCCAGCGAGCGCCGGCGGGTGCGCCGGGGTGAGATCACGCTGCCCTGGGGGCGGTATTACGCCGACGATCTGACCCTGCATCACGGCCGAGACGTCGTCGTGCATTACGACCCGATGGATGGCCTCAGAGTCTGGGTGACCGATGATCGTGGGGCGCTCATCTGCATGGCCGAACGCGACGCCAATTCCAGGCCTTATCTGCCCGCGTCGCAGCTCGACCATGCCCGTGCGCAGCGCGCCGCCGGCCGGCTGCGCAGGCTGGAGCGGCGCGCTGCGCAGGTGCGCGAGGAGCAGGCCGGGGTCATCGAGCTCTATCCGCATACCGAGGTCGATCCGCAGATCCATGCCGAGACCGTAGCGCTCTGTGACGACGAGCCAGCCCAAATCACGGATGAGCGCCGGCTCCATGCCTATTGGCTTCGCGTGCGTCAGCGCATCGAGTCCGGAGAGCCGGTGAGCGACGAGGATCGCGACGGCTGTCGGATCTATTTCGCTAGTCCAGAGGCCCGGTCGATAGACGAGTTTTTCAACGAGTTCGGTCTCACGGCCGACGATTTCATTTAATGGAGGCGCCTGTGAGGGCAAAGATCATTCCCGTGAAGAATGTATCGCGACTCAAGGCTGCGGGTGATGCGCTGATCACACGAGCGCCCGGCATGCCCGGATTGGGCATGATCTGGGGCGCTACCGGATATGGCAAGTCGACCGCCGCTGCATGGCACGTCAATCAGGTGCACGGCGTCTACGTGCGCGCGCTGGCGCAATGGTCCCCACGCGTCATGCTCACCGCCATTGCGCGGGAGCTGGACTGCGATGCCCGCGGCATGAACAACGGCGAACTCGTCGAACTGGTCGTGCGCCGACTCGCCGAGACAGGCCGACCGCTGTACGTCGACGAGGCGGATTACGTCATCGAGCGCCGGATGCTCACCGACACGCTGCGCGACATCCACGACCTATCGAGCACGCCCATCATCCTCATCGGCATGCACGGGATCGAGCGCCGCATCCGCGCCAATCCGCAGTATACCGGCCGCATCGCCCAATGGGTGGCATTCGAAGGCCTCGATCTCGAGGATGCGCGCCTACTCGCAGATGGGCTATGTGAGGTCGGCGTGGACGACGATCTGCTGGCCGCCCTGCATCAGGCCGCCAGCCCGCAAGGCCAGCCCGATGCAGGCGCCGAGATCAGGCGGCTGGTCGTCGGGCTCGGACAGATCGAGCATCTGGCACGACTGCGCGGCCGCGATCACATGCGGCTCGCAGACTGGCCGCGAGAGCGCAGCTTCTTCCTCGGCGCGGCACCGGCGCCGACGGGCCGCAAGAGCGGCACCGTCACCAGAATCAGGGCACGCTGATGGCTCGCGGACATCGCCCCACTCGCACCCTCCGGCGCAGCCCCCGGGTCCGGGATCGGATCTGGCAGAGCATGCGCGTGTTGCGCAGGTTCACGCTGCCCGACCTCGTGGCGACCACCGGGGCCAGCCGCGAGAATGCGAAAAAATACGTCCGCGGACTGGTGCGCGCCGGATATCTCCGGTGCCTGTCCCCGTATGCTCGGGGCCGCAAGGGCGGCCATGCCGTATGGATGCTGGCCAGAGATACGGGCCCTCACGCCCCGCGCCTCCAGGCCGACGGCCAGACCTACGATCCAAACGAGCGGCGCGTCTATCCAGGAGGCATCCACCAATGAGCGGTGCGGACTGGATCATCGTCCTGCGCGAGGCCTGCGAGCGGGCCTCCCAATCCGTGGTCGCCCGCAAGCTCGGCTACTCACCCAGCACCATCAACCGCGTGCTCAGAGGCGCCTATGCCGGGGACATCTCCCGGATTGAACAGGCCGTGCGCGGTGCCCTGATGGGCGCCACTGTCGACTGCCCGATCGTCGGCGAGATCCCGCGCCACCGTTGTCTCGCCAATCAGCGACAGCCCTGGGCCGCCACCAACCCCACCCGCGTGCAGCTCTATCGGGCCTGCAGGTCCGGCTGCCCGCACTCGACCATCGGAGGAAACAACCAATGAACACCCTGCCGGCACCATCCATACACAGCGTCGCAACCAGGCATGTCCTCATCACCCTGAGCAAAGCTCGGCATATGGCGCAGCTCCTGGCTGGATGGGGATACGACATCCTCTCCGTGCACGTCCGGGACCGTAACCCAGTTATCGAGATCGCGCCGCCGGCGCATTGGTACGGCGCGCGGGCGTCCAAGATCATCAGAATCGTTGGGGGCCGCCGTCAGGTGCGCTGGGTGGCCGTAGAGGACGGCGTCCAGATCGAATGGGAGAGCGCCGAATGAGCGCCCCAGAGACCCTGCGCGACGAAATCCGCCGAGCCCTGGCCGACGGCCCCATGGAAACCACCACACTCATGCAGCGCGTCCAGCTCGCCGAAGACCGAGCGGCCCTGAGCAGGGCGTTATACGCCATGCGCTCGCGCGGCGAGATCCGCCTCGTCGAGACCCGCGGCGGCGAGCGAGTCTACGCCCTTGCAGAGCCTGCAAAGCGTCCCGCAAAGCGCCCTGCAAAGCGCGTGCAACGCACGCGCAGGAGCGACATCCAGCGCCTCGCCAAGGGGGCCTCGGAGCAGCTCGAACGTTACATCCGGCGCCTAGGAGATCCCGTGCTGCTCGCCCTATGGCGAGCCTCCATCGAGCTCCACCAGGCCGCCCGCAGCGCGGAGGACGACACCAGATGAACCAGGACGATCCACTGCGCACCATCGACCTGCTGGCCGAGGACTATCGCGCCGCCCGTACCAGGCTCGCCGACCTCATCGCCGCCCTGCAGGACGAAATCGAGGCCGCCAAACGCCGCCGCCTACCCGAGATCCGCGCCACGGTGGCACAGGTCGCAGACGCCCGCGCCGCCCTCGAGCAGGCCGTGGCCGACAGCCCGCGGGAACTGTGGTCCCGGCCCCGCACACGCACCCTGCACGGCGTTCGGGTCGGGTGGGCCACCCAGAAGGGCCGCCTGGTCTGGGACGATACCGCCGACCTCGTGCAAGCCGTCCGTCGGCGGCTGCCGGATCGCGCCGACGAGCTCATCCGCACCCGAGAAGAGCCGGTGCGCACCGCCCTGGCCCGACTCGACCCGAAGACCCTGGCCCAGCTCGGGGTCCGCATCGAGGGCGCCGGCGACACCATCATCGTGCGCGATGCCATCGGAGAGCTGGATCGACTCATCGACGCCCTGCTGGGCGACACACTCAAGGAGACCGCCATATGACCAAATCAGACCTCGTCACACATCTATCCGAGCGCACCGATCTCCCGCAGCGCGACATCGTCCTCGTGCTCGACGCGCTGGCCGAGACCATCCATGCCGCCGCCGCGCGTGGAGACGACGCCATCGTCCCTGGTGTCTGCCGGATCAAGGTCGCCGAGCGCCCCCCGCGTCGCGCCCGCAACCCCAAGACCGGCGAGCCCATTCAGGTGCCCGCGCGGCGGGTCGCGCGCTTCCGGCCCCACGCCCGGCTCGCGCGGGCCATCGACTGAACGCGGCAACCCATCGCCCCGCAACGGGGCCCGCCCAGCCGGCGGTGGCGGCAATAACACCGGCAGCCGGGGCGCGGTGACCCCGAATCCTCCTGCCGCGTGACCCGGCCGTCCGCCCCACGAGACGGGCAATGCGAAACGGCGCCGGTCCGGCGCCGTCGTCCGGGGGTGGCGCCCCGGGCCTGACGAGCAGCCGACACAGGAGGACCCTCATGCCCGACGATACGAGAGAGATCAGTGCATACATATTAGAGGAGGCGCGCAGAAGCGCCCTCGGCCGACCCCAGGGCCCCACCCCCCTCGCGCAGGCGAGGCTCCATCGGCTCAACGCCGGCCTCGTCCAAGCGCACATCCAATATATGAATAACGCGCGGCGCATCGCCCGAGCGCGCCGCACCATCGGCCACCTGCTCGCCCTCGCCGACCAGATCGAGGCCGCCGCCCGGAGGGCCGCATGACCGACCGCCGGCGAGACCTGGCCAAGATCCACCTCGGCGCGGCCCAGCTCGGCATGGACGAGGCGGACTATCGCGCCATGCTGCTCCGGGTCACCGGCCAGGACTCGTCGGCCAACCTCGACGCCGGCCAGCGCCGGGCCGTACTCGACGAACTGCGGCGTCTCGGCTGGCGTCCCCGCGCCCGCGGACGCACCACCCCATCCGGCGACCGGCAGCCCCTGGCGGAGAAAATCCAGGCCATGCTCCGCGCATCCGGCCGCCCCCCCGCCTATGCCGACGGCATGGCCCGACGGATGTACGGCATCGAGCGGTACGAATGGTGCGACCCGACGCAACTGCGCGGCATCGTCGCCGCCCTAGAATACGACAGGCGCAGGCACCCGGAGCGCTGGACATGAACCTCACCTGCCCCTGCTGCCACGCCCGCATCCCCCTCGAGGCCGCCGCGGCCGACGACGCCGCCCGCAGCCTCATGGCCCTCCTGGCCGGACTCGATCGACCCCTCGGCGTGCAGCTCATCGCCTACCTCGGGCTATTCCGCCCGCGCAGCCGCGCGCTCGGCTGGGCCCGGGCGCTGCGGCTCGCCGGAGAAGTCCTGGAGCTCGAACCCGACCCCGCCCGCCTCGCCGCCGCCCTCGACGAGACGGTCCAAGCCCTGCGCCGCAAGCGGGACGCCGGCGCATTCGCGCCCCTGCGCAATCACAACTACCTGCGGGAGGTCCTGCGACACCTGCCCGCCCCGACCGCAGACACCGAGCCAGACCGCCCGGTGCAGCCCCGCACCCGCACCGCCCAGGCGCTCTGCGCCCTCGAGGAGTTCCGCCATGGCCGCTGATGCCCCGGACTGGTTCCGCGCCGCCGTCGGCGCAGCGCTCCAGCGGCTTATCGCCCTCGGCCTGCCCGGCACCCCACCGGCGGAGACCATCCGCCTCACCGCCCAGGCCTGGACCGACGTCCTCTGGGACGCCCCCATCGACTGGAGGCCCGCAGACGAGGCCCGCATGCGCCAGGCCACCCTCACACTGGCCCAGCGCATCGACCGCTGGCCCGCGCCACGGCAATGGCTCGACGCCCTGCCGCCGCGGCCCAAACCCAGCGCCCTACCGCCCCCCCGCCCCGGACCCCAAGCCCAACGCCGCGTGCGCGCCGAGCTCGCCCGGCTGCGCGATCGAATGAGGAGCTGACCCATGCGCGATCCAGACGACCTCATCGGCTATGCCGACCTCCCGCCGGACCTCGCCCGATGCGAGGACGCCCGGCGCAAATGGCCGCAGCGCCTCGCCGAGCTCCACGCCGTCGTCACAGACACCCTGCGCCGCGCCGGAGTCGACGCCGCAGACCGCCATGCGGCCCAGATCGTACGAGCAATCGCCCATTACCTCGGCGGCCGGCAGATCTACCTCCCGCGCGGCGACCAGCTCGAGCAGGCCCTGCGCGACCGCGAGATCTGGCGCGCCTTCCGCGGCGATAACATCGAGGAGCTCGCCGCCCAACACGGCCTCTCCGTCGGATCCGTCTACCGCATCCTCGCCCGCCAGCGCGCCCTGCACCACCGCAACCGTCAGCGCGGGCTATTCGAACAGGAGGACGAATCATGATCCCATGGCCAGAACAGATCGCCATCCAATGCGACCGCCTCATCCAGGCGGGCAGCCCCGAGGTGCTCATCCTACTCGACCCCGGAGAGACAGAGCCGGCCTGGCTGCCCCAGGGACGACTCCTCTATGCCCACGGCAACGGCGCACGCCTGCTCGCCTACGACGCCCACCGGCTGCGCGATGCCGTCCTACGCGTACTCGAACACTAGATGGGACACCCCGCCGCCTGGCCCGAGAGATCGATCGACTGAGGAGAGCCACATGAACCGAGACGACATCCGTCAACAGCGCCGGCACATCCTGGAACAGCTCTACGACGCCCGCCTGAGCGAGACCCGCGTGCGTCTGGGATACGTCACCGAACACCACCTGCGCGACGCCCTGGGCGAATGCACCTTCAACCTGGGCTACCTGGTCGAGCGTGGCCTGGTCAGCGCCGACGGCCCCCGCTACCGCATCACCGCCGACGGCATCGACGCCGTGGAGGCGGGGAGCGACTGATTTGACACCCCAGCGCTTCGGGTCTACGCTTTCTCCGTCACCGCAAATTCGGTGGCCGGGTTTGACAGCCCGAGGACGGAGCGCATCGGCGCTCATTCGCAGCGCTTTTTTCATGCCCGAGTTATGGCGGGCTGTGCGCGGGGACCGAAAGGTCCGCCGGAACTCCGTCCCGGTCTGTCAACCCGCACAGTCCGCCGCCCTTTCGATTGACAGCGGAAGCGTGGCGGTTCACCTCAGCAACTGGAGAACCGACATGTCTCAACACCTCATCCCCTTCCAGTACCACGGCCATGTCCTGCGCGTCGAAGCCGACGCCCAGGGCGAGCCCCTGTTCCATGCCAACGACCTCTGCGCCCTGCTGGGCTATCGCAATCCGCGTGACG